ATGTTTGCCTGTTAGCATTTTATAATCAGACATGCTTTCGCCTATAATCTGATATAAGCCAACAACATTAAAATCTAGGTCAACGCGAACTATACAGTCTATTGCTGTAGAGGTGACCCAAATGGAACCTGCAAAAAAGCAAATTTCGTGAATGGAGCGAAAAACCTCACGGTCTTCAAGCTTCCTGACTACTTCAAAAGTCTCTTTGTCTAGTTCTATAAGACTGGTCGCACTGGCGACAATAATCCTGTCGTCCAAAACGCACATCCCTCTTAGCCCTCGCTCCCCACCTCTTTCGTTATCATTGACAAAGTGTTCGTCGTAGGGCGCGTAGTGGAGTACGCTTTCGTCTTCTACGTTTATAACATAGAGACCACCGTGGTTAGAGCCATGTTCCGCAGCCCTAACCACGGTGGTGCAGATAATCTTCATTCCTAAACCTATGATGCTCTAAGGCTATCCCCAACAATCCAAGCGCCGCCTAGAAGGACCATGTGGTTAACCTGTTCTGGTGAAAGGCCAAGACCGAAAGCGTCGAAAGCTACAAATACAACGCCACCGATAGCAAGCCAAAATCTACGGGATGAAAAAAGACCGGAAACCTTATTCATGTTTAGCATCGTTGTTACCTCTTTTGATGTTTAGTAGTGTTGGAAACTTAACAGAATCCTTAGTTTTCTTTACTCCTTGAGCCGCACTAACAGTGCCTCCTTCTATTGGAAGTGAGACAATCTCTTTCAGAGTTGGGGTCTTGGCGTTTTCGTCAATCGCCCAAAGAATCTTCTCTTTTTCAGCGTACTCCTTCATTCGTCTAACGGGGACTATCAAGTTGAAAGTTTCTCCAGCACCCCTAACAAGCATGCCAACATACTTGCCAGCATTGGCGCCAGATTTTTCAGAAAGAAATACTCCTCCACCAGATGAGCCGGGAAAGCCGGGACATGAAGTCTGGTCAAATACTACACCATCTCCAGTACCAAGGTCAAGAACTCTCCCTACCTGTGACATTATACCCCGCGTTTGAGAATTTGAGCCTACTTGTCCGAGTAAACTGCCCACATGATATAATTCCGTTCCAAGAGAAATCGGCTCGTCGTTGTTGACGTGAAATTTAACCCCCTTGGATATGAAGTCTCTCTTCCTGACCATTAAAAGAGCTAGGTCTTCTCCGTTTTCAGAATCACTGTACTTTATAACTTTTGCGTCCATCTTAAGCTCTCCGACTCGACGCCCATTTTCTACAAGCTCTTTAACGATTTGGGCATCTTTAAATTCAATAACCCTTCTCGTCTGCCCATCTTTAACAATTCTTCTTTCAGAACGAAGCCCGTCTACAACATGGGCCGCAGTCCAAATGAAGTTAATTTTTTCTTTTCCTCGCTTGGTTTGAATTTCCCGCGTAATTATTACCCCAGAGCCTTCGCCAAATCCGCTCTTTACAGTAACAGATACGTCTTGCAAAAACTGGGAAACATCTTCAACAGGTTTTTCTTCTGCCAAAAGAGTCGGGGAAAACGAAACAGCTAAAGCGGTTATAATAGTAGCCAAGAGTTTCATAACAGAGTCCTTCCTTTAGGTATAAAAAGATGGCCCCACGAGGGGGCCATCAGAAAAAAACTAACTACTCAATGACCTCTCCACCGTTACCCTGCAATTCTCTTTCGAGTTGACGGTTAGGTGAGTTGGGGTCATTTTCTGCTACGCCGGGAGCAACCGGAACATTCGGGGTGGCAATAGGACGTAGTTCATCTTCAGTAAATTCGCTACCAAGAGCGGGATGCTTAATCCACTCGATGGTGGGAATATGACTCACATCATATGTAGCAAAATCTTCAGCGGTGAGGAAGAACGCATTTTCACCTTCAGTGAAAACGTTTTCTGCTGTTGCTACGGGAACTCTAAACAGTTCCACACACATGAGTCTGTATCCTTCACGGAACAGCTTCTTCATTTCAGCAGCCGTGGCTTCCGACCAATCATTGCCCCAAGTGTTTTCACTTAGTTGGGCAACGTTGCTGAGACCCTGAAGACATAGCTCAATCCATCTACGGCAGTAGTCGTTCTTCACATCGAAGTAACGAATTGGGTAGAGCTTAAAGGCACGCCTCTCATGGCTGATATGATGAGCCTCAAGTCTTTCCATGTTGTCACGCTTTGTGTTTGTGTCAATCAGATTGCACAAACGAACAAACATGTTGTGATGATGCTTCACCGCGCCTAGAGTCGGAGGGCCGGGAACGAAGCAATCGGTACGAACCGAAAAAGCCTGTAGGTGTTCGCCAACCTTCTCGAATAGTCTAGCCATTGCTAGGTTCATCGTCTCTTTGTTGTCGCCAACATTAGGAATGGCCCATTTCACGCCCTTATACATGTAAGGGAGAATTGCATCGTGTGTAGGAATGATAAGATTTTCTGCCATTTAATTAGCTCCTTATTCGATATTAAATTTTTCTTTTAGTCTTTGACGGATAAGAGTATCAAGCTGACCCATTGTCATTGTTTGGTCATTTTGATACTCATTAGTCAATTCACCAATGACCGTCATAATTTGCTCTGAGGTTACTGTTTTCCTAGTGCTAAACGGTATGTTGATAAACTGAGGTGGTAGTCCATGAGCAGCTACCGGTTGCTGATGATATGGAGTTGCAACGGGCACTCCGTAACCAGCAAAGCCGGGGTGTAGTCCTTTCTGCAAATCATCAATTTCGTTGCTTGTCTGTGGTCTAGGACATTCGTCTGGAGACATTACATATTCATTTTCGTGTTTATGTTTATGAATATGTTCATGCCTGTGGACATGTTCCTTCGTTCCAGAATCCAAGCTTGGGGGGTGTGAAGGCCCATTAGTATCATACCCCTCTTCTCTATCTAAATCTTCATTATCTTCCCCTCTTTTCTTTTTTCTTCGTCTTCTGTTAAGTAAGAATGGAACGCCATACTTAAGAGCTAACATGCCTAAGCTGGCTCCACCAAGGGTAAAACTTACATTTTCAACCGTATTGCCGTTACCACCAGTCGCTCCATCGAGATAGTGTGAACCTCTCTCCTGCAATTCTTTTATAGCTTTGTCTTTATTGCCAACAAAAACTAGCAATTGCTCTATTCTTGCACCAAGAGACTGTTTCTGTCCTTCTACAGCCCCAAGCAAATCTTTCAGCCCGCTAATTTCATTATTGGCAGTTGAGAGATTTCCATTGACTCCAGAAAGTTCAGCTTTAAGACTTTCAGACAAAGACTCCAGATTGGCCATTTTTTCCTGAAGCTCTGTAATCTTGTCGAGATACTCCTGCCGCTCCTTCTCAAAGTCCACAGGAGGGTCTACAGGGCCACCGGGGTCTGGGCCACCGGGGTCTGGTCTACCGGGCCAGCCATTAAACCCACCGCCACCATCTGGCGGATTTGGGTTAGAGGGAGGCAGTTGAGGTGGTTGATTGGGTGGAGGACACCTGTTCCAAGGACACCAAGGAAACAAACCGTTTCCTTCATACAATTCGCCAACTCTTATACCATTGTAATATTTTGCTGTGTCTGCAATACCGCCATCTTCAAATTTAAGTGTAGGACAAAACATAAATTCACCATTGGCGGTTTTTCTTAGACCACCTTTGTGTGGAATAACTATATGGTCTTTAATTTTATGTTGACAATGTGGACAAACTCTATTTAATCTTTCCTGTGCGGATTTAGTATTTTTGACTTCTTCTTTTTCGTAAACTAAATTATAGGAAGTCTCAATTGAATGACCTCTGCCATTCCCCTCCATTATATCATAAATTTGTTTAAGAGAAAGACCGGCGCCATAATCATTTGGTCCATCATCTGTCCAAGCACCATCGCCAACCCGCCAAGCTAACAGAATTCCAATTCTGCTCTGAAGTTCGCCCTTCTCGTCTTTAACAAGAATAAGAACGCCGCTACCGGACTGGCCACCAATCGGCGCAGCGTTAAAGCTAACAACCGCTCCGGTGTTGGTCATTACTCTGCCCTTCCAGTAGCATGCCCATTGTGCAGAAGGGCATCCTCCACCCATGACTAAGTCATTGGCTTTTACTACTGTGCCTTTGGGAGCGAGGGGAATAACTCTGGGGGGGTAGCGACCAAAGTACTTCTTTTTGACTGAGAGAACCGCTAAATCAAGAGCGGTGCCCTCTTCATAAGCCACGTACTCAGTCTTGAAGGGAATCATTGCAGATTTATAACCGTCTTGGAAAAACTCCAAGTGGCCTCTTCTAGAGTGTTCGATAACGTGACCGTTTGTTAAAACGTAATAGTTATCTTTGTCTTCGGAAAAAACTGTGCCGCTTCCGCGAGCACCATTCGTGTTTACTCTACATACGGCATCTAGAGCTTCGTCCATTGTTAGTGGGCGAGCATCTGCCGTGCTTATTAGACACCCCAGAGTAAGGGCGATAGCGAGTAGTAATTTTTTCATTATACTGGACCTTTCCATGAGGCATTAACCGTAAGAAAGTCCTTGTTACAAATCCTAGTTGTTATAGCTACCAGTCTTTTTGTATGGTAAACTGGTATGAAAATAGAGCCGACCTTGCTAGGTCAGCGGGAGTAGTCGCGGAATCTGCCAAGTATGGAGTTGGGTCAAGATAATTCTTTCTATAAGCATAAGTGACAGCCGTACTGCAAACAAAAACCTCGTTGGGTTCTTCGTCTTTCATATTTTGTTCGGCTAGTCGACAAAACGGAGCGTAATGTTTAGCAAGTTTCCAAAAATTTTTCCAGCCATAATCAAGGCCGGTAATCTCTTTCATGGTATCTCCGATGCGTTCTGATACGCTATCTTTACCATAATCAAGATTATACTTAGAGTCGCCAATTCTAATCAAATCAGCAGCCCGAAACACATCAATATTATCTGGATGCGTTTCGACCTGACTTTTCATAGAAACGGCTCTTCCGCCCTTGAACTCTCTAAATTCCACACACTGCAAATCGTCATCATCCCAGTGGGCCATAGCCGCATGACTATGCGCTCCACCGCCATATCTTTTTATCAGCCAAGACATCAGTCCCTCACCGCGAAACAGTAGAACATCAGCTTCTTTAATCTGCGGCATCGCTGCTTCGTAAGGGACTAATTTCATCTACTCGTTCTCCAATTTTTTTTCTATTCTATCTAGTATATCTGCAATCCTTCTTTGGTCATTCACAATCTGCGTCATGATATGCTGCATTTCCTTCTGTGTTTCCGCCCAGCTTCTGGGGACGTAAACCAACGGGGTTCCATCAGAATCTTGTCGGGACACCACTTTATATGTGTGCTGAATCCAATCTCTTTCATCATCCATTAGAATAGACTTTGGAGGAACTGCTTTTAAAATAAGAACTTCAATAACCTTCCCTAAACCCATAACAATTGCCACGATTGCAGCCAACACAGGAATTGAAAAGATATCTGATTCCATGAGTGAATGCCTTTCAATAAAAGAGGGGGCTGACTGTTCTGTGTCAGCCAACCCCCTCCGTGAAATTGGATGTTAAATCTTAGCCACCAGTTTTGGCTTTATAGTCATCCTGCTTCGGAGTCAAAGAGCCGTGCATGTAGACCAATTCACCGGGAATGGCGCGTGTCGGGTTGGCCGCATCATCAGAAGCTGCTGTTGAACCGTCGCCAGTTTGGACGAAGTTTTTTACAGCCCCTGCGCTTCCATGCTTGGTTGCAATACCGGTTACGTAATTAATAGAGGTAATGCGGTAGTCGTGGGTTTTGACTATCGGATTGATAGCGCGACGGCCAGCCTTGTCAGAAGCTCCACTTTGAAGAACTGTATTACTGACATTGTTGACCTTGCTCGCCACAGTGCGAATTAGAAACTGTGGGTCGTCCGCGCCGGGTTGATAAGCCAATGCTCCAGAACCCTTACTTGTAGTAACGCCGGGCTTCCATTTGGTTCCTGTACTTGCAAGAACTCTACCGGCATAAGCTCCAGCTTTGTGAAGAACATCCATTAGAGTGTCGGAATTTGTAACAGCGTTAGTGCTGTCGACATTGCCGCCATTAAGAACTGTTGCACCATTGTTTCTGGTGGTGCTTCCAGAAATAGTCGTTGTAGCCATTTTATCACCTACCTTAAAATATTATATATTAACCGCCGGTTTTTGTTGAGTAGTCTGCCTGAGTAGGAACTTTTGCTCCTATATGGAAGACCAACTCGCCCGGAACTGACCGCGAAGTTTCGAGGGCTTCGTCAGATGCTGCTGTAGAACCATCAGACTTGACGAAGTTGGATACATCGCCCGCAGTTCCACCCTTAGTAGCAAACCCAGTATTGTATGCAATACTAGTAATGTTATATTTATGAGTCTTAACAACCCCGCCTCTATCTCCACGACCGGCAGCATCAGCGCCAGCGATTTGAAGAGCAGTGCTAGCAACATTGTTAATCTTGCTACTATAGCCACGCATCAGGAACTGAGGGTCGCTTGCAGCGGGCTGATAAGCAAGAGCGCCAGAACCTTTGGAGGTCTGAACACCCGGCTTGTGCTTCGTGCCAGTAATAGCCGTAACTTTACTTCCGTAAACAGCGCTTGCATCCAAGTTTCCTCGTAGGGTCTTGGAGTTGGTTACTGTTTTTGAGCTATCGACATTTCCGCCATGAAGAACAGTAGCGCCATTTTCATTACCAGCAGCACCGCCGGTAAAAGCGGTGGAGTACCCGGATTCTAGAGAGCTTTCAAAGCTAGCAGCAAAGACAATAGTCGTATTGGCCGAAGGAGTCGGTATGCCAGCAGTAAGTACAATTACGCCACCACTTGGATTCGTAGCAACAATACCACCGCTGTCACCAAATCCATCACCGCCGGTTCGATTAACCTCGGCTATGAAGTTCGCTGCGCATGCGGCAGCACTTCCACCAGCGTTGAATTCGCCAGCACTACTAGCTCCGTAATCATTTTTGATTGTAAGAGTAACCGACTGACCAAGGTAGTCGGTAAGTGTACAAGTGCCATTGTTTACGTCGTTAAACTCAGTGTCGCCAAAAGTGAATGTCGCGGTAGACTTGCCGTCTGTATTGGCAGATGTAGCATAAGTCGTAGCCATTTTATGGCCCCCTATGAAAATACCCAGCGTTAGGAACATGAAGTTTTGGCACAGAATCAAAATCACCAACCAGAAGGGAAATGATTTTTGCATGTGGCTTCATGTCTAGGCTGGGGCGATTATTTGTCCTTTATGTCCAAAATATAAAATCCTAATCCGAACTATTATACACCATTTTTAAGAAATTCTTCAGCTAAACGAGGTGATGTAAGTCTTATAGAATGTACACCGGCTTTTCTAAACGCATTAAAATGAGAAGGTGTCCATATTCTACCACAGGAAATTACATTTATGCCTGTTTTTGTTTGCATCCTATTTGATATTATTAGATTATCTATTGTATCATCTGCCATCGTTCCTGTAGCATTGGCCACGTACTCAATACCCTCTTTTATAAAAAGTTCACAAAGAGCGAACACTGTTTTTTCAGAAAAAAGTCTGTACTCTATTATTGGCCTTAGCTCAACATCGCCCTCCTTACATGCGGCTAGGCACGACCTAATATCACTGCGAATGCCCTCCCAATCTTCTTCTGAGACACTGTTGCTGTTTATGCAAAGGTCAACCAGAGAAGCGCCCTGTCTAATAGAAACTATTATTTCATGAATTCTGACAGAGGTTTCGCTAAGACCATAAGGAAAGTCTATCGCAGCGGCGATGTCGATATATTCTTTGAAGAAGGTTGTTCTTGCAACAAGACCGGAGGGTATGGAAACACATCTAGCCGTACATCTTGTACCAGTAAAGATGCTGTTTAAAATTGAATCATAATCTGAGATTCTATCATAACACGCTAATTCCAATTCCATCAATCTTCCGATTTAACAACTATTCCACCAGATATGACCCTCGCTTCATTATACTGTATCATCTTTTCTAAGAAAGACTCATCGTTCTTGTCGTCAGAAGAGGCGTAGTCAAACTCTCCATTTGGAAATACAAATATAGCCCAGTGCTTACTTTGTGCCGAAAGCTTTTTTTGCAGCGCTTCGATTTCGTCCCGAGTTTTTTCATCCTGTATCTTTACTTCTTCTATGTGACGATTACATAGTTCGTTTTCAATAATAACCCTGACATCTCTAAAATTAAAAAGCTTAGCAACGCCTAGAAAGAATCTATACCTTGTCAATACAACCAAAAGTTCAACACCCTTGGCGGATTCTATAACGTCTTTTACTTCTTCTGTGATATCAAAATTAGTATAACCCATCCAACAGTCAAACTGTTTGGTTGGACTCATCCTATCTTGAAGTCGGTACATCCCAACCGGAGTAGAGACTATGGTTGGAATCTCGGAAATAAATCCAGAGTACAATTCTGTGATGTCAACTTCTTCCTCGTCTTCTTCTTGGGAGTTATTTTGCAGTTGAGAGAAAAGATTTGCGGAAGGATTTTGTTCTGCTTCATCTTCCCACTTCTCCCATGCAATTTTTCTAGTTGAAGACATGAAGAACTCCTAGATATTAGGCATAGTGTTGTCATCAGTGTTAATAACCTGAGTAGGCTTAACGAGTGGATTCTCAGAGCTATGGTTTTCATCTAAGTCCATAGACATAAGCATATGGACATATCCTAGAATCTGCGTGTATTCTTCAATCGCACCATGTTCAACGCAAGATTCTTTTATTATGGCCAGAAGGTCTGGGAGAATACTAGCACTACTGACCGAAGAGATAAGCTGTGCAAACTCCCACGAAGAATCCTCGGTCCATTCACATTCTGCGTGTATATCTCTATTCTTATCTAGTAAAAAAGTTATGGCGCATATGTGCTCAGATTCGGGTTCTGGTTCTGGTTCTGGCTCTTCTTCTTTTTTTTTGAAGGATGCTAGAGTTGCCCATAATGTTGAAAAAATACCCATAGACTTATCCAGTTTGTGCTTGAACTACCTCTAGACAACTTTGAGCGTGTTCATAATCTTCCACAGCCTTGAGATATTCCGCAAGAACATAAGGATGTTCTCCGACACCTACTGGCTCCTCATATACTTTAATTCTAACCTTGGCTTCTTCCATTTTTGATTGGAAATGGGTTTCAGCCGCCTGTCGTACCAGTGCTCTATGCACCATAAGTCCGTCCTCCGTAGTTCTTCCAAAATAATAAATTGCGTCGACCGACGCTGGTCTTTATTTAATCTTTCAGCCCTTACAAGCGCAACCATTCTTGCAGTCTACACCACAGGTGCAGACATCGCAAGCACAGTCTTCGCAAGAGCAAGCGTTGTGTCGAGGACACACGTCGTGGTTATGGCCAAGCAGAGGACACCAGTGCATAGCGTATCCAATAACTCCACCGATTAGAAAACATAGCCAGTGCTGCCTTACATAATTCAGTAACATTTTTTTCTCCTCGTTGTAGTGCTATTAGTGTTTCATCCATTTGTTTTTATCTTTTCCGTCTTTCTCTTCGTCATCGCCATTCTTCTTTTTGTCTTTCTTGTCGGCTTTCTTCTTGTACATTTTCCCGGCATCTTCTTCCTGAACGGGAACGCACTTCCCATCCTTCGCTACGTATCCTTCATTGCAGTTGGGGGGATACCCAGCCTTGTCATCTGCGTAAGATTCAGCCGCTCTATTTAAAATATGGTCTGACATAATTTCACCTTTCGATTTTTTAACAAAAATCAACACTCTACCATTCTTCTTGTAAGTACCTCTTCTAGAGTACCGATAAAGTTCTCCAGTTTTGGTATCCTTGTATATAAAAACCGCAGCAGAAGACTTCTTTTTTTGTGGTGACGACATTTTAAACCCTTATTTTTTATGCCCGATTATAAGATAGTTGAAATCGACCATTTTGGGAAATTCCTCATGTATCTCGATTTCAAAATCCTCTGTAAGAATATCGTGAAAATCGCTTAATCTTTTTTCTGGCCATTTGTGGGGCACGGGGTTCATCATGAGATAGATAGATTTTGACTTTTGTATATATCGTTGGTAGTAGTCAGATATCCCTTTGTTATCAAGTTCTGCAATACAAAACTCGCTAATCGTCAAATCAAAATCTTCTGTTTCGCCAGAATTGGCTTCTACATTCAAGGCTGTCAGGTACTTTTTAGACAGGGCCACCACATTATCTAAGTCAACCAACTCGTATGATTTAATATCATAAAACGAAGACAGAACAAAACAAAGTCCACCATATCCTACACCAATTTCGACTACATTTTTGTTATTTAATCCACCAAAATACTTTTCGATATCACACAGTGTATTTATCCTGTGCATCGTATCTGAAGAAATCATTCCGTACTTTTTTGAATCCCACAAGCCGGGGTTTCCTATAGTGTCATTCTTTTTAAATGTATCTATGCTTTCTATTATTTGTGGAAATTCTTTTTC